CCAATCATTGTTGCTAAACCACCTTGATTAAAATATTGTCTAGCCTCGCCGCCGTAAGCAAAGTCTAAAGCTACGGGTGCAGGAGCTAAACCGAAGTCTGCTCTACTACCGCCTGTTCCTAAGTTTTGAGCCATTTGGTATCTACCCAGTTGATCCATCGTTACTTTAGGAGTTTCTGACAAGCCACCCTCTTCTTTCTTGGCCGCCATATATGCTGCTAGTCCTGTTAATCCAGCTAGACCCATCGGACTTGTTAATCCGCCCATCAGTCCGCTAAAAGCGTTACCGCCCCCGCCTTGACCTGGAGAGCCGCCTAAAAATCCTCCACCTGCTCTTACAGGATCTGAAGTCTTTCCTTTAATCATATCTTCAATAAGACCTAACTGACTTTGACCTGGTTGGTCTGGTCGAATTACATTTTTAACTGTATCTAAAAATCCACCTCTGTTGCTTAAATCAGCTTGAGGCGTATTAATTATATTTCCAGATCGATCCATCACGCCCATATCAACTAACTGTTGATAATCGTAAGTGTTTCCAGCGGCATCTACATACATGCCGTCTGCACCCATTTGTAATCCTTCTGGAACTTGAGGTCCGCCAAACAGACTGCCAATACCTTTTCTTACGTTGCCGAAAAAATCTCCCACTTTACCAAATCTGCCTATACCGTCAGCGCCACCACCTGTAAAAAGACTACCGCCTTTTGAAGTAGCTGTACCTGGAGTTCCTCCAAATAGCTTGCTACCTCCGTAACTTAAAGCGCCACCTAACAAAGCTTCTTTGGTTGATAAACCCGAAGCTTTACCAGCAACTGTTGTTAAGGCTGCTTTAGCTAAAGGGCCAACGCCAGGAATAAAATTAACCGCTACAGGAGCAACTTTTTTAACTATCTTTTTAGCTTTTTTCCAAATTTTAGATAAAAATCCAAACTCTGGTAGACCCGTTAAAGGGTTTAAATCCATACTGCCATTTCCAACTAAGAATTGATTAGGATCAATCCCATACTTAGAAATAGATTTTTGAATTGCTTGTTTTAAAAGTGGGTTATCGCGTAAAGCTTGAGCTGGGACGATCATCTCATCTGGCGCCACGTGAGCCAAATAAGTATCTTCGTTTCTGCCTAAAGCTGCAATTCCTTCTAGTTGCTTTCTCTGTCCGTTGTTTAGCATACCTTGTTCCATATGTTATATTATCATTTTACAAGGTTATTGTAATATTTCCGTTTGTTTTTACCGAAATACTACCCAGTAAACCTTGGGCTTCGTATCCTTGAGGATTGGGTTCATTCATTAAATCAATAAACTCAGTCCCGTTAAATACTTGCAACACTTGGGTTGTTGTATTAAAGATTAGCGTGCCAAGATTAAAATTTAACTTATCACGTTGAGTAGTTGATAATTGCAAAGTATTATCAGGGTCTACTGCTCCTAAGTTTATCTCTAAAATTCTTATAAGTCTATTAAAAGTAGAAGAAGTAACGCCCTCTCCTTGCGCTTGCGGGAGCTGAGTTGGAAGTAGCTTGCTCATCTCCTTCCGTCAGTTCTGATATCTATTCTTGTTGCGCCGAGTCTCCAGCCAATTCCTAAATTACCGTTGTTTTCAGCGTCATCATTTGATTCAAACCTAAGAACCATTTGTCTTGCTCGGCCTCTAACGTAAGCTTGCTGAGTGCTGGCTTGTATAGCGCTGGTAGAGTTGGTTGTTAAAGAATCTCCAGGAAAGTTTCTTGTTTTAACAACAATATTGACTGAGCCATTCTCGTTGTCATTTTGAATAAATTTAAAGTCGGGTATGATTCTTCTAATAAAAGTAAACTGTTCGCCATCACCTATATCAAAGTCAGAGCTTTCAATAAACACATTTGTCATCGGCGAGCCATCATCGTCAAAGCCTAGTTCTTGTTGATACAGATAACCACTACTTACAGCTCTAGGATAGTTCTCTATACCAGCGTCTAGCCAAGCCGTTCTGCTAAGTTGACCATACACCCAAGTTTGTTCTGCATAATTATAAATAATATATCTGTCTATTTCGTTGCTTGAAGCAGAGCAGTAGAACCAACCCACTTCATTTTTATCAGCAATTGTAAAAGCGTTAACTTTAAAAGATTGCGTAAGGTTAATATCGTTGAATACGTAATTATGAACGCTGCAAGGCAAAGTTTGTACGCTACCGTTATAAGCGTAAAAGTTGTTGTAGCCCATCCAGTAAACAGCAGAAGTAGCTGTTGTTGCAGCTTTTGGCCCTACCAAGCCAGTACCCTCGTTAATTAAGTTAACTGAAAATGTAAACGGCGGTCCAACAAACTGCATGCTGTATAAAGCAGTATCAGTCCAAACCAATACCTCTTGTCTTGATTTAACAGCCCCAATAATTGAAGAGCCAGAAGATAATCTTAAAGACCCAGCAGTATTGGTAATTGTTGGTTCAAAGTCTAAATTGTTTTCTTGATCGCTAAAAGCAATTAACATAGGATCAACTGTTCCTGTTCTAGCTGAACCTGCATCATTAATTGGATCAGCGCCTAAAACAATTAAATGTCTGTCAATTTCTGAAGTAATAACTTGTAAACCAACTGTAGGCACTAAATTAGCGCCAGCTATTCCAGACATATCAACAGCTCTTGTTGTAACCCCATTGTTCTCAGTCCATTGATAAATGCCGCCACCCCTAACATTTATAATTAAGTTTTCGCCAAAGTTATCATGAGTCCAGAGTCTTAACTGGTTGGTAACAGATAAAGCAGTAACAGAACCAAAAGTTCCTTCGCCCCAACCATTTAACCCCCACCCAGTTCCAGGAACATAAACATCAAGACCTACATTTATTTGATAAGTTCCAACCGTAGAACCACCTCCGTTACCGCTGTCACTTGCGCTAGCTGTTACAGTAGCTCCGCTAGTATTCTTGGCTTCTATTGTATAAGAGTTAGCATTTACGATTGTCGCTATTTGGTATTCTTGATTAAGTACGGTAGCAGTAATATTGCCGCCAAGAGACGCTGCTCCAGAAAAAGTTACGAAATCATTGGCAACTGCTCCATGGGCTGTATCAGCAACAGTAATTGTCGCATCGCCATTAGAAGCAGAAAAGGTAACATCTCCAGCGCTAGTCGTAGATCTTATTGGGGTAATATCATTAAATGTAGATCCTTCTTCTATATAGTATTTAAATGTTGTTCCTAATCCTAAAAATTTTGTTCCGCCTAAAGAAACCCAAGAATGCAAAGCTCTACAAGTTCCTAAAAAAATATTTAAATTGTTTTTTGCCCAACCGCCAAATTTTTCTGGTAAGCCCTTTCTAAATCTTACAAGATTAATATCAAACCAACCGCCTTCGTTACTATAATCAGTTCCCTCTCTGTTTATCCCTGGTTTGAATAATGTTTTTTGTAAACCCATTTTATATGTGTTCCCAGCTTTTACCCTCAAACATCAAAGCCTCAGCTTCTCTTCTTCTTGTAAGACCAGCTAAAACTTTGCCTTTTGCCTTATTCCATCTTTTCATTTGCGCGGGAACTTCGTCGTATTTACCCTCATTTAAAACTCTAAGCATGCTAGATTTTTTTAAATTATTTGGTCCTAAGTTGTATGTCCAAGAAACCAAAGAATCAAATTGGGATTGATTCATTGGGGCAGTTACCAATGAGTTAACATAATGTTCATACTCATCATCAAGCTCACGCCATAACATAAAGTCTGCTTTTTCTTCGGTCCACTTATCACCTTCTTGTACATCTTTAGTATGGCCATATCCTATAGTCCAAACTCCCGCAGCACATTGGTAAGCCTCAAGCTCACAGCCTTCAAATTTTTTTATAAGCTCAAAGCCTTTGTCTGAAGTGTGCATTAGTTTCCAAATACGATTGTTACAAAAGCGATGAATAAAGTTCCTATAAAACCAAAAGTCCCAAACATTGCTATTCTTAGGGTTTTGTTTAAATCGTTCATTTCTTGCTTTATCTCTGCTGTTTCTTTGAATATGGTTTTCCATCTTTCCTCACATTTCGCTTCATGCGATTTTAAGTCTGATGCAACAGATTGAACTGTAGTTCTATTCGCCATCTTTTTTATCACCCGTATTGGATGCTCCAAAGTAAAACGATATAACTGCTGACGCCAATCCACCTAAATATCCTAACACTAAATTAATTAATGCTTCAGAATTTTGCTCTGGCGGTTGTAAAGTTACTAAAAATATATAGCCCATAAATCCACCAACAACAGCAATACCCATAATTCTAGCTGTCCAATCTTTGTTAAAAGTTTTTCTAGCGTCTTGTTTTTCTACTGTTTCTAATCTAAATATATCTACATCTAGCTCTTTCATCTGAAGCTCAAAACCCTGTTCAGCTTTTTTAAGCTCTAACATTTGTTCTGGAGTAGCCTCTTGTATAGCTTTATTAATAGACTTTGGATCTGCTTGACAGCCAAGCACACCAGCAATAACGGACGCTGCTTGACCACCTAAAGGCCCACCTAATGCAGATCCTAAAGTTGGAGCAAGCGCTCCTACTACATTTTTAATTAAACCAAATTTCATAATTACCCCGCTAATGGATTTTTATCATTCATCTTTGCTTCTATCTTATCTACTTCTTTGTTTAAAGATTGAATGTCAGCTTTAATTGTAGCTATATCTGTTTTTATTTCAGTAACATCTGGAACAGAAATGCCGTCTATTTGTTTTTCTAAATACTGTACAGACTTTTCTATACCTGCAAATCTTTCCTCAATAACTTTTTGTTTTTGTTCGGTATCACCTATACCGCCTATTTGAGCTTCTAGGTTATCTAATCTGTTAACATACTGAGCGCCTTGATAGCCAAAGCCAGCAAGTGTTGTAACAATACCAACAAGAGCTATGAGTTGCGTTGTTTTATTTTCAAACCAATTCATTTAAACCTCCTAAAGAGTTGGCTGCATTTGTTTTAATTCAGTCAAAGTTTTTATACTCTGTCCTGCTAGCCCATAAAAAGCCGCAGTATTATCTGAAAGGTTGCTATTAGTATAAATGCTTTTTGGTTCATACCAAAATTCTTTTTCGGGTATGTTTACTGCTCTGTAACTATTAAAACCTGGCAAAAAG